GTTCTGAAGTTCGTTTAGTAGAGTGGCCAGGATGGCAGACTTCGCATCCTCATATCCCTCAAACACCCAGCTGTTGAAATAGATGACTGCAAAGTCGTCGTCTTGATCGAGATCGCGCTGGAGCAGCCTAAGAGTACTGGACTTTCCGCCGCCCCAGTCACCGAAGAGGCCGACGGTGACCGGCAGCATCTCGGGGTCTGTGACGATGGAACGAAGCAGGCTGGCATGTATGGAGAAACCCAGCAGGTCTTGATCTGTTTCGTTGTCAGTCCACACTTGCGAGCCCCCCTATGATAGCGTGGTACCTGGCAGAACCATCACGAACAGAGCTACGACTGTGGACGCGGAGCGGCGTGCGGTGTCAGCTACCGGCCAACTTCTTTCTCCCAGGTGCTGAACCGCTTGCCGCAATTCCTGCACTCCCTTCTGCGAACCAGTCTGCCCCCGGACGCTCGACGCGTGTAGAGAACACGCAGATGCTGGCACCCGCACCTCCGGCACCTCAGACCCCGGTCATCGTAAGCGAGCATAGAGCTGTTGTCAATCGAGTTCTCCGACACCTACCGCCTCCGCGTCTGTAGGTCTGATAGCTTCACACGCGCCCGCTGCGGTGCCGCCCGCGCCTCAGTCCCGAACAACACAGCGCCCTCGGCCGAAGCAGCCACGGCGGCTCCGACAAGGCAGTCCAACCAGTGGTTCTCGGGATTGCCGGCGCGTGCCTTCCACTCGTCGACGGTGCGCCCGCGGGCTTGGGTGCGGACGCGGTATTCGGCGGCAAGATGGTCGCCCAACAGGCGGTGGGCCGCGCCCTCGCGTCCGTAGAGCGACAGGCATCCCTTGTCGCCCATCGGCGTCGCCAGCCGGGCGTGGATGAAGCTCTTCCAGTAGTTCGTGTCGATCAGCATGTACCGCACCGCGCGTCGCCCGCGCACGTTGGGAATACGCCAGTGGTGCCCGATCCGGTCGCCGCGCTTTCGCTTGTACTCCGAGAACGGGATGGACGACGCACCCACGTACTTGCCGTGGCTGGGCATCAGCACCGACGCGTGTGGCGACTGTCGGCAGAACTGGTAGACCACGTCCGTCGACTGGCCCCAGTTGGCGTCGATCAGGCAGCGCCCGATCCGCAGCATGGCACCGTCGTCGCGGCGCCATTCCTTCACCAGGTACTCGTTCGTCAGCTTCTCAAGGGCGGCGTAGATCGAACCTTCGAGCCCGGCGCCTGGCGCGGCACGTGCCAGGGTCCGCCGTGCATCGCGCAGCGTGAAGTACGGCCGGCCCTGGTCGGGATACGTCCCGTAGTCGATCATGTAGCCGGTGAAGTCGTCCTCCCACGCCGCCACGACGTAGAACAAGAGCTTCTGCTGCACGTCGATGAACATCGTCACGTGGTTGCACCCGATTGGGACAGCGCCGCGCTTCATCCCGTTAGTCTTGGCCGCGATCTCGTCCGCGGTGAGCAGGTCCGCGTCGCCCTCGTCGTCGGGCAGCGGCTGGTTCTGGTACTCCGCCCAGAACGCCGCCTCGTCCTGGAGCTTCAGGTTCATCGCGTGTTGCACCGCCGACAGTTCGTCGGCGTTGTGCCGTTCCGGCCACGCGATGCTCGCGCCGGCGTCCATCGCCTCGCGGTGTTGGGCGTAGAACTCGGTGGCCTCTGTGCCGTTTCCATCGTTGCGCAGGCTGTCCGCCCGGATCTGCGCGTACTCCGCCCACAGCTTCTCGCTCTTGGGGAAGTCGTAGACCATCCGCGTGCGCTCGCCCTGCCATTCGGGGTGCTTGTCCCGGTCCAGGATGCGGTCGGCCATGTCGTCGGGCCGGACTACGGTGAGCGTCATCAGCGCTGCGATCTTCTCACCGGGGCCGGCCAGGCCCAGCACCGCACCGGACAGGATGCTCTCGCGCGTCGCACACTGCGACGGTGACCTGGCCGACTCATCCGTCTGCGGATCGTCGAGGACCACCAACGACGGCCGCACGGTCCGGCCGTCCGGGCGCTTGTACTTCATCCCGCGCATCCCGCCGGTCAGGCCGGTGACCTTGATGATCGCCGCACTCGCCCGGCTGCCGGGGATGGTGGGCAGCACCACCTCCTTGGCCGTCCAGCCGATCTGCGTGCGCTCGCCCTGGTAGAGCTGGCCGGCACAGCGGTTCGGGATGCCTTCGAGACAGTGGATTGGATAGACGGCCTCGGGGAAGTCCTCGAGCAGCCGGTCGTTCCCTTCCAGCTCGGTCTTGATGCTGTCCAGCATCGCGGCGGCATGACCCTCATCACTTCCGATCAGGCACACGAATGCCCGTTCGCCAATCAGGATCGCCCACAGGCAGGCGCACTCGACCAGCGACGTCTTGCCGCTGCCGCGCGGCATGGCGATGGCGTATTGCCCGCCGCGCAACACGACCTCCTCGATCCGGGCGATGACCTTCAGATGGTCGTCCGACCAGGCCAGGTGAAACGTGTCCGGGAAGTACGCCTCGCAGAAGAACCGGAAGTCGGTGGACGCGCGTTCCCGCCGCTGTGGATCGATCACCTCGGGCAGGTCGCCGATGTCGCGGCCCGACTGCGACAGCGCTCGGTTGCGCGCCGCGGCGGCTTCCTTCATCGCCTCGTAGCCGCCGGGCTCTTTCCTCGGCTTCGGCGTGTGCCGGTCGCGGGCCAGCCAGGCGGTGTAGCGCACCAGGTCGATGGTCTTGCCATCGCCGATCCGATAGCCGGCGCGGTTCCGCTGCTGGTAGATGGTGTGCGGCCTGACAACCTCGCCGAACGAGTTCAGCAACTGGGCCAGTTCGGCGGGTCGGAGGTGCCGTGGGTCAATCTTCGCCATCGGCACCCTCCGCCGGCTCGATGGGCGGCGCCCAGTTCAGCCAGGCCGCGTACTGGATGAGGTTGATGCGGCCGTCCGGCCCCACGGGCGCCCCGGCGTCGATGTCGGCCCGGAGCATATCTTCTGATATGCCAAGCAGTTGAGACGCCTGCGCGACGGTCAGGGCCATCGGGTCGATGTTCGGTTTCGCGTGTGCTGCGTTGTCGGCGGTCATATAGGCACTTTCCCCGGAAATCGTCGCGGGCTATTTTCGGCGATGCACATAACCATTGCATTCCCAAAGACATATGTGATCGCAAGTTTCTGAGAAAGGCCTTCCCTGCGGCCGAAAATGATGGCTGAATGTCAGTGGTGAACGATGCATAAGGCCTTGAAACGAAGGAGGATAGAGATGGCCAAGGAGAAGAAAAAGAAGGCGCGAAAGATGGTCGGGTACGCCCTGAAGCACGTATGGACGGGCACCTGGTGGGACGGGAAGGCCTGGGTCAAGGGCAAGGCCAACGCAAAGGTCTACCGGACCTGGCAGGCGGCCGACCGAGCGAACGACGCCCGCCGCGCCGAGCTGGCCAAGGCCGGCCGCAACTGGCACGTAGCCGAGTGCGAAGTCTACGCCTGAACGGAAAGGAGCAGGACGATGACGACGATGGCGTTCGAGATGAGGAAGTTCGACACGAAGGGCGAGGCCGTCCAGTACAGCGAGGCGGCCGGCGGAACGGCCATCCTGCTGGAGGGCGAGGCCCTGGTGGTCGACGACGACACCGCTGAGGAGCTCGCGGCGGCGGGCGTCGAGTTCGCGTACCTCATCGACCGCGACGGGCGGCTGATGACGGTTCCGGTCAACGACTGAAAGGAGACGGCGATGAGAATCACGGCTATCGAGTTCGCAGGGACGCCGAGGCGGGTAACGAGGGACGGCGAGGGTCTGGCGCGGGCGTTCGCCCGGGCGAGCCGCACGCCGAACGGCGAGTGGATCGAAATCGAAATCATCAAGCCGGGCGGCGACGAGAAGATGCTGCTCCCCCACGACGCCGAGGGCGACGAGGTATGGGAGGCCGCCCACAAGCTCATCACGGTGCTCGAGGGTGGTGGGACGAACAGCGAGACGCACTCGTATCGCACCGAGCTCGAGCGCCTGCTCGACTGAACCGTCGCCTGCCGCCGTGGAAAGCGGGCGGCGGGCGCCAGACCGCCGGATGGGCCGGCGGCGATTGAGAGGAGGATGACAATGGCGAGACGAACCGAGGCCGAGGTCAAAGAGCACCTGCTGCTGATTGCCGAGAACAAGCGGAAGGCGTTCGAGGCGGCGCAGGCCAAGATGTTCGAGGCAGTGATGGTCAACCCGCAGCAGGCGGTCGAATGGGACGCCAAGCACATCATCGAGACGCAGGCCACGTACTACGAGGTCTGGGAGCCGCTGGTCCGCGACCTGGAAGAGCATCCCGTCAAGGAAGCGCTCGCGGCCGCCATCGAGGCGACGGAGATGAAGGTCGGCTGGACGCTCGGCGGCGGCTCGACCTGCCCGTTCCACCGGGCCATCGAACGCACAAAGGGCGACGTGCTCTTCCGCCAGCTCGGCGACCTGCGTCAGATGGTCGACCTGCTGAACGACGACGAGTGAAAGAAGGAGGTGATCCATATGGCGAAGCGCGCGAACGACGAAGCGACGGAATGCCTGGCGGCGGCGGTCAAAGACACGCTGTCGCCCGAGGCCGTCGCGGCCATTGCGGCCTACCTGGGCACGGTGACCACGAAGAAGAAGAGCGTCAACGCTGAAGCGGAATGGTTCCGCTCCTTCCTCGTCGACCTGCTCGGCGTCGAGGAGTACGACGCCGTCTGCGACGAACTGGGCCTGTAGCTTGAACACGGAGAGGAGGTGAGGCATATGCAGTGGAGGCTTGAGGACATCTCGGTGGTCCGCAGGGTCGCGGACGAGATGTGGAACAGCGACGGCGAGGTCATCCTGCCCGGTTGGCACCGGGACCATCTGGACGACCGCGCGGTCGCCATCATCACCGCGGCGCTCGGCGTGGTGAGCGGCCTGAACGCGGACAAGTGCGCCCGCGTCCAGGAACGCGAACTCGGGGCGCTGCTCCGGTACATCGTGGACATTATGGAGCCGTAGGAGGCGACGATGAAGAAGAGGGACGTCCAGCTTGGCGGCGTCTACATCGCCAAGGTCAGCGGCAAACTGGCCCGGGTCCTCGTCACCGGCGAGAGCCCGTTCGGCGGGTGGGACGCGGTCAATCTCGACACGAAGCGCGAGGTCCGCATTCGCGGCGCCCAGCGCCTGCGGCGGCGGATTGACGCGCCGGTCGAGACACCGGCCAGCAAAGAGCGTGGCGACGCGGCACTGCCCACCACGGTCGCCCACGTCGAAACCCAAACTACTGGGCAGGAAGGAGACGGTAAGATGGCAAAGCAGCAGAGCAAGAAGCAGGGCAAGAAGGTTGCCAAGAAGTCGGTCGCCAAGAAGACGACGCGGAAGAAGGCGGCGCCCGTCATCCGCGACGGCGTGTGCAAGGCGTGCGGCCGGTTCATCCGTGTGGTCGGCAAGGGTCGGTGCGAATGCGGCCAGGCGTACCTGGTGCGGGGCGGCAAGCTCACCCGCATCAACGAGACGCCGAACGGGTGCGTGAAGGGTCTGCCCGAGGCGGCCACGCTGAAGCAGGCCGAGCAGGTGAAGGCCGAAGCGAAAGAGGCGGCTCCCAAGCCGAAGCGCCAGCGCAAGGACGGCAAGATGAGCGGCCTCGACGCCGCAGCGCAGGTGCTGGCCGAAGCGAATGAGCCGCTGAACGCCAAGACGATGGTCGAGCGGATGCTCGAGAAGGGCCTGTGGGCCACCAGCGGCAAGACGCCTGCAGCGACCATCTACGCGGCCATCATCCGCGAGATTGCCAAGAAGGGCGACGCCAGCCGGTTCGTCAAGGCCGAGCGGGGCAAGTTCACCGTCGCCAAGTAGCATCTTCCCGCCTCCTCGAGAACGCCAGCTTATGCTGGCGTTCTCTCCGGCATCTGAGTTCGTCCGCATACCGTCTTGCTCCTCAACGATGTCGCGCTACAATACGCTCGGTGCGGGGATGCTCGCGGGCATCGCGCCCGTGGGAAGCGGCTCTTCCCCGGAAGTCCTGGTCACTCCCCCTGGGCCTTCCACGGAGCCGCGCCCTCGCACCATTTTTCTCTCGCTCGCGTGACAGCTTCCACAGCAACACATTACGCCTCCCGGCCTGTACCCTCGAACTGCGGCAGGGCGGCCTCGATCAGCGTGCGGGCGACCGTGCTTCTGCTAACGCCATCCCTACGGGCAATCCGATCCACCCGTTGAACGAGCGCCTTGTCACAAGCTACGCCGATGCTGGCGTAGCACTTGGGTCGCGATTCAATTCGCTTCATGACGTGCTCCTTTCGCCGGACGCCATGGGCAGCGGCGACGTGCCTGTGCGCTCGAGCATCCCCGGCTTCCCGGTGAACCGCTGGAACCGGTCGACAATAACGTCGCAGTAGAGCGGGTCGAGCTCCATCAGGTAGGCGCGACGCCCGGTCTGTTCCGCTCCGATCAGCGTCGACCCGCTGCCACCGAACAGGTCGAGCACGTTCTCACCCGCCCGCGACGAGTACTGCATCGCGCGCGTCGCGAGCTCGACCGGCTTCTCGGTGAGATGCACCATCTTCTGCGGGCTGACTTTCTTGATGTGCCACAGGTCCGTTGCGTTGTTCGGGCCGAAGAAATGGTGGCCTGCGCCCTCCCGCCACCCATAGAAGGCTATCTCGAATGCCCCCATCAGGTCCTTGCGCGTGAGGACCGGATGCTCCTTGTCCCAGATAATTCCCTGGCTGAAGTAGAGGCCGGCCTCCTTCAGGCGCGGCGGGTAGTTGCCGAGGTTGGCGTACCCGCCCCAGATGTAGAACGACCGACCGGGCCGCAGCACGCGCGCCATCTGGCCGAACCACGCTCGCAGCATCTCGACGAACTCCTCGTCGGTCACGAAGTCGCCCTCGAGCGGACGGTCCTTCGCCCGCATCTTCTTCTTCGCCTTCTTGGGGTCGGTCACGCCGCGCGCCACGTCGAAGCTCTGATGGTGCATCTTCTTCGAGAGGTCCGGGTGCGAGCTGTTGCCGGCGGCGATGGCCGTGCTCGACCGCGGCTCCACGCGGACATTGTAGGGCGGATCTGTATTCACGAGGTGGATCGGCGCGCCGTCGAGCAGGCGGTCGACGTCCGCCTCGTTGCCGCTGTCACCACAGAGCAATCGGTGCTCGCCGAGAATCCACAGGTCACCCGGCTGCGTGATGGCTTCGTCCGGCGGCTCCGGCACATCGTCCGGGTCGGTCAGGCCCTCCTTCAGCTCGGGGTTCAAGAGCTTGGCGAGGTCGTCGCCCGAGAAGCCGGTGAGGTCGAGGTCGAAGTCCATCGTCTGCAGGTCGGCCAGCTCGATGGGCAGCAGTTCCATGTCCCACTCGGCGAACTCGGCCGACTTGTTGTCGGCCAGGCGGTAGGCCTTCACCTGCGCCGGCGTGAGGCCGGTCGCCACGTGCACGGGCACCTTCTTCAGGCCCAGCTTCTTCGACGCCTTCCAGCGCGTGTGGCCGACGATGATGACGCTCTCCTCGTCCACCACGATCGGCTGGCGGAACCCGAACTCCTTGATGCTCGCCGCCACGGCGTCCACCGCCTTGTCATTGATGCGCGGGTTCTGCTCATACGGCTTGACCGTCTCGACACCACGCAATTCCACCTTCATCGTCTATCCTCCTCTTCTCGATACGGCTTTAGTTCCACAGGCACAAACATCGGCCCGTCCGTGTCATCGCCTGTCTCCAGCACCATCCGCGCGAGCGCGGCGCCCGCGTCGGTCAGCCGCACGTGCGTCGTTCGCCGCCGGCTGCCGTGGCGCACGAGGCAGCCCTTCTCTTCCAGGCGGGCCAGGTCGCGGGACAGCGTCCGCCGTTCCGCGCGTGTCGGCCGGCGACCGAGCCAGCGCTCGTAGTCCAGGCGCACGCCGCGCCGGGCGATGTCATTCAGGCCGGCCGTGATGCGCCGCCGCGCACACCCGTTGCGCCACGTCGCCGCAACTGTCACGCCGCCAAGCGCTTCGGCGTCCACGTAGACGCCGACCAGGATGGTGTTTTCCGCGCTGTCCCGCATGAGTCAGTTTTCTCAAGCCAAAACAAACTGTGCCCTATAAGGCGACCGTTCCCGCGGCCCTCGGCTGCCCTCTTGGCCTGGGAGGAACCATTTCCTTCGCCCGTGTCGGCCCGTGGGCCGCCCGTCGCCGGTTCTCGGCCACGGGTACGCCTCGCGGTAAGACGGTAGCCCGTGGGCGAACACGGGCCGCGACGGGGCGTGCCGTGGTCGGCGCTCGCGGCCTGCCGCCCTTCTTTCCCTTCTTTCTTTCACCCCCGCCCCTCATGCACGCGCAGACGAAAAAAGGCCGAAAATGAAGGGTGAGGGTGGGTAGGGGTGAAAGAGAGAAAGAAGTATGTAAGTATATATATTGTCTATACATGAGAGTTCCCTCTTCTTTCACCTTCGTTCACCCTCTTTCACCCCCATCGTTCCCTTCTTTCACCCTTCCTTCACCTCGTCCCGGAGCCGGTACACGACGCCGGTTCGACCGGCCGTCGCCTCCCGGTCGATGGTGATGTCGCCCTGTTCGATCAGCGTGTCCATCAGCTCGCGGAACGTTCGCGCGTCGGTCTTCATCCGTTTGAGCAGAACGCTGTGCGGCAGGGCGTGACCCGGCGCCTCGCGCACCTTGCGCAGGGCCTTGAGGCATTCGGCGTGGAACGGGTTGTCGGCGACGTGCCCCTGAGCCATGAAGAGCATGCGGCGAGTCTGGTGTCTGACGAAGCTCGAGGCCCACCGCACGGCGTCGGCGCTGATCAGCGGCGTCCGGTGGTTTTCGCTGACCGCGTAGAGGAGCGCCAGTTTGCGGGTCTGTTCGCTGACTCGGCCCCAGACGGTGGTGCCGACCGGGTCGTTCTTGGCTTCCGCCTGGGAGTATTCGACCTCGGCTTCGTGGCGGGCGACGACCAGAAGCTGCATCGCGTCGTCCGCGTACTCGACGACGGCCGGGATGGGATGCAGGTGCTGCAGGTTACCCTGGTGCTCGCCGGGCTGGAAGTGCTCCCACCACTTCGCCGTCTTGAGCACGCGCGGCGGCAGATCGAGGACGCGCGGCTCCTGTCCCTCGCAGCGCGGCCCGGCCTCGATGATGACCATTCGGGCGAAGAACCCGTTGGTGAGCATCCGCTCGGACAGCGCGTCGTAGTAGTGGTTCGGGATCGCGGTGCCGAAGACCGTGAGCGAGGGCTGATCGATCACGCCGGGCGACTCTTTGCCCGCCTTGCGGCGCATCGGATAGACGCTGTTGGCCGCGGAGTACATCGTCAGCAGCGTGCTCATGATGTTCTCGTGGCGCGCGTCTTTCGCCTTGTTGATCGACTGGAGGATGCCGTCGATCTCGTCGGTCTGGAAGAGCATCGCCGGCGTGACGAATAGCGAGTCCTGAATCCCCTCGCCAGAGGCGAAGCGTTCGCCGAGGCAGTTCGCCAGGCCGACCTCGTGCATGATCCGGGCATTGACCTTGCGCGGATGGTCCTTGCCTGCCGAAGAGTGGGCGAGCCCCAGCAGGTAGATGTTCGAGCGGTTGTCGCCCGGGTCGCGGACCTTGCGGCCGGCGAGGAACGATTGGAGCGCGAGGGCGCCGCAGAAGGCCATCACCGGGCTGGGATAGGGAGCGGCGGCGAGACAATGATCCATCACTTCGCTGACGAAGCCCGGAATGCGCAGCATCCCTTCCGGCAGCGGCCCGGGATCGAGCGGTCCGTTGTTGTCCGAATCCTTCTTCGCGTTGGTGGGCAGCAGCGCCGAGATGTCGACGTCGTCGGCTTCGGGCGGCGGTTCGGCCTGGGCGTCGCGGAGCCAGCCGTATGGCTTGTCGTGCGGCTTGTTCGCCGCGTCATCGACCTTGTGTCGCAGTTCCTTCTCGGTCCACGGCGGCTGGCAGCGCGGGTTGTAGTGCGCGAGCAGCAGTTCGAGCGCGCGGTCCGGCGACAGGCAGAAGCCGTGCACGAGCGCCACGGCGGCGGTGTACGTGGTCGGGTGCCCGCCCTGGCCGCTGATCGCCGGCGGGGTCTTGTCGAGGTAGGCGACGGCCCGCCGCTCGATGACGTCCGCGCTCTGCGGGCGGGACGGCGCGTGTGTCGAACCACTAAGGATTGCTGAATGGTTGGCCTGCTTCTCCTTCGGTTCCGGCTCCGGGATGCCGTTCGGGTAGCGCACCTTGAGCGCGGCATGGTAGAGCGCTTCGACGCAGGCCTCGAGCATCGGCCCCGGCACACGAACCGGCTCATCGGTCAATACCGAATACTGCTCGCCTTCGGGGTGGATACTCGGTCCGACGACGGTCTGTCCGCCGGTGCTCCGCAGCTCGATGATCATCTTGTTGGTGACGGGATCGCGGAACTGCCGTGTCTTGGGAATGTCCGCGTAATACCACCAGTGCGACTCGAGCGCACTGGGCCGGCCCGTCTTCGCCGGCGTGGGCGGCAGGAACTGCGGGCCGAGTTTCAGGGCTTCCGGGCAGTCGAGGTCCGCGTCGACGAGGCCGCCGCTCGGCTTGCCGAGGATCAGGCCGATGTTGCAGTCGTTGCTGAAGTGCGCGGGCAGCTCTTTCTCGGTAAGGCGCAGCTTATGCCAGGCGTCGAGGATGGGGATCTTCGTCCCCGCCGGGATCGGCACCGGCAGCCAGCCACGGGCCAGGTATGCTTTGGCGTGTTCGAGTAGGGTCATCCGCCTCGTCTTCTATTCGTCGACCGTGATGACTTCGACCGAGTCACAGGTGCGGTGCCCCCAGACCGGTAGTCGGGTTCCCGGCGGCACGGGTTGTGGCGGGCCGGCGTCCGGCACCTCGACACAGGTGCCGCTGTACTGCGCAACCAGGCCCGGAGCGTCGGTCTCGACGATCCTGAGGTGCTCACACTTGTCGCACTCGAACGTGCAGTGCTGTGGCAGGTAGCCCGGACAGAATCGGAACTTCATCCTCTCGCCTCCTGATCAAGAAACGCCTCGAGGACGGGCAGGCCTTCTTCAACGGCGGCCGCCGCGTCCTCGGCGTCTGAGTTGTTCAACGCGGCAACGATCTCTTCCGCCGCGTCACGCGCACGGCCCCACAGCGTCGGGTCCCACCCGCAGTACGGGCACGGGTGCGATCCCCGTTCGTCCTCCGGCTCACGCGTGACGCGGTTACACTTCGGGCACTTCATCTCTGGCCTCTCTGGCGGACATGGCGACTGTGCGTCGGACAGTGGGCAATGTGCGCAGTTCTCCGCCGAGATGCCGCGATGTTCGACGGACATGCCGATTCTCTGCCGACATGCCGCATGTGCGTCGGACAATGGCCGCTGTCCGAAATCTCTGCCAACATGTAGCCCTGTCCGACGGACAATCGGATTCTCTGCGGACATGCGGTGCTGTCTGGCGGACAATCGCCTTCTCTGCCGGACATGGCGACTGTGCGTCGCACAATGGGCGCTGTGCGCAGTTCTCGGCCGACATCGGGCCTTGTCTGACGGACAACGCGATTCTCCGCGGAGATGGCCCATATCCGGCGAACAACGCTCGGTTGCCGATCATCCCGCCGCCTCCGTGCATAGGGCCGTGGTTGGGACGCCCAACCCGGTCAGCCGCTTCCTGGCGAACAGATCTTCCTGGACCGCGCCCCAGCGGACGGATACGACGGCGGACACGCCGCCGTTGACGAACAGCTTGCCGTACATGCGCCACAGCTCGGCCCGCAGCGCGGGCCACGCCTCAAATCCGTCGTCGCGGGCCAGGGCGTCGAGGTCGATCCCGAGCCGCCGCGACGGCTCGATCAGGAAGCCGTCCGTCGAGCAGCGGGCCGGCGGCTTCGGCAGGAACGGAACGAGGTCGACACACCGTGCCTCGGCGATCTTCGTGCAGTCGCGCGTCCGTTGCTTCCAGTACAGGAAGAGCGGATCGCCGACGTCGAAGCGGCACGGTTTCCCGGCGCGGACGATTCGGAACGTGTTGACCTTCGACCCGTCCAGGATCGCGGGCACGAGGCGCGGAATGCTGAAACTCAACGCGGGCATTGCACCTCCTGCGTGATCACCTCGAACAGCGCATCGACGTCGCCGGCGTTCGGGAGCAGCCGTCCGTTGACCGCCACGGCCGGAAGCAGTTCGGGCGCGTCGTACCACGCCCACGCCGCCAGGCCGTCGGGCGTTTCGGTGTCGTGCTCGACGTACTCGACGCCCGCGCTCTTCAGCCGCCGCTTCAATTCCTGGCACCCGCCGCATAGCCGGCGCGTGATGATTTCGACCGTCGCAGTCACGCGGTTCCCTTCTTGTCAGCGATAGCCCGGTGCGTCAGCGCCCACGTGCTCCATTCCGCGATGATTTCCTTCAGGCCAGCGAGATCTTTCGCGTGCCACACGCCGATCGTCCCGTCGGCGACGTAGGCGATCTCCTCGACCGTCATGTATTGCGCGTCGCCGACGACCAGGATCACGACGGTCGGGCTGTTCGCCGTCCATCGCGTGTAGAGCAAGGCCTGGCCCCTCGGAACGCGCCGGCCAGTCTTCCACTCCAGGACGAGCAGATTGCCGTTGATTTCGACGATGGCATCCACGTCGGAGAACGCGATCCGTCCGGGCAGGCATTCGGCGAACACCTCGATCTTGGGCCGCTTGACGAGGTTGAAGCAGCCCTGCCGCTCGCAATCCCACTGCATCGGGTTTGTCCCATTCGCGTCACCTGGCGACATGGCACACTCCCCCGAACTCGCGGAACCGTTCGGTGAATGCGGACACCCTCCGCCCGAAGTAGACCACCGCCTGGCCTTGCAGCGGCGCCCCGGGGTTGCCATCCGGGTCCAGGAAGCGGACACGCCCCTTGGGGAAGCAGACCGCCGACGCGCTCTCGAGCATCCGCTGGAAGAAGGCCGTGTCCGTGGCGTTGTTCACGAGCACAATCGCCTGCTGGATTTCGTTCGCGTCAAAGCGCTCGGCGACGGCTTCGCAGAACCGGCTGCAGAGCGGCTGCGAGTACGGCGGGTTGAGCCAGACGCGGCCGCGCCACGCTTGTTTCAAGCCGTCTTGTTCGGCCGTGTAGAACACCCGCGCCTGGACAACGCGGTTGGCCTGCTCGGCCGAGGCCGGATCGAGATCGATCCCGCCCATCACCGTACGGGCCGCCTCGATGTACTCGGGCGGCGTGTACCACTCGGAACGTCCGGTGTTGTGTGCGACGTGCGGTCGCTTGAGCTTGTCCGCCGCCGTTGCCGGATCCTTCGCAGCCTCCACGATGGCGGACGCCGACACGTGTCCGCTTCGGTAGCGATCCTCGATGTCCGGCACATCCGGCTTGACCGCCTCGACGGCACGGGCCAGCTTGCCCGCACGCCGGACGGTGCGTTCGTTGACGCCGTGCTCCCCAGCCAACTGCTGTGCCTGATTCGGACGGACAAATTGTCCGCCCGATTTCTGATCCCCGCGCCCCCCGTCTTTTCGCTTCGCCCGGTTGTATCGCCGTCCGAGCAACAACTGGAAGTCCGCGGGGGTCAGGTTGCGCCGGGCCAGTTGGTTCCGCTCGATCCAGTCTTCGGCGGCCGCTCTGTCGGGCAGTGCGACTTCAGTCGTCCGATACGGGATGCCGTGCCGTCGGCACATGACGAGTCGGTTGTGCCCATCGAGCAGAATGCCCTTGCCCGCCCAGACCACCAGCGCATTGCGGCATCCCTCACGAAGCAGGGCCTCCTCCAAGAGCCGCAGCTCATCCGGCTGCGGCGGCGGGATGAGAGACCGGAATTCGGGGTCAATCCGAACGTCGTTCATCGCCGCTCCTGCTGTCCGCGCGCTTCCCGCGTCTCAATCGCTCGATCTCCCGGTCGACATACCACCGAGCCTTCTTCAGATCCTCGACGGCGTCGCCTTTCAGGCCGGCGCGCCAGATGTACTTCAGCGCGTTTCCCAGGCAGAAGTTCATGTGCTCGGCGACTTCGATGCACTCGACGCCCGAGGGGTGCGCGGTGTAGTGCGCCGGATGATTGATCGTGTCGTCGCTCGTCATGCCTGCCTCGCTCGGCCGAGTCCCCACCGCGCCCGGAACGCATCGTCGCGTCGTCGCTCGTGCGAGCCGCGCGGGCCGTAGAAGCGCGTCCGCGCCGCGTGTTCGCGCAGCACGTATTCGTCCGGCCAGAACCGAATCCCCAGGAACGCTTCGTCGCGGGGGACCTCTTCGACCTTGCCGTTGATGAGCTTCAGGGCAGTATCACTCACCAGTTGCCTCCTTCTCGTGCATGGCGGTCTGTTCACAGCTTGACCCGCCCGTCGGACATCGGCTGCCCGTTCCACTTCGGGGCGCTGGTGGGCGACTCCCGCAACGCCGCGTTCTGCGCGTTGCAGTCCGCGCACAGGCGGTTGCCGAAGCCCTTCGAGCCGAACGCACCGCTGCACTTGAGGCACTGACGGCGCACCACGTTCCCGTGGAGGGCATTGGCCTCGGCGTAGAGTTCGTCGACCTTGGCCAGCAGATCCTTGGCCTCCGAGGCGGCCGCCTCGGCGCGGTCGAACAGCTTGTCGGCCCGCACGCGCAGTTGGTTGCTGCGGACGCACAGACGATCGGCCCGTGCCCGCAGCTTCCGGGCCCTGGACGCGTTTGTTCTCTCCTGCCTCGTCATTCGTGTTCTCCTAGAAGGGCACGTCGTCGTCGCTGCCGTACCATGCCGTGGCCGGCTCCAGTTCTGCGTCCACGTCTTCGTCTGCACCCGGCTCGCGCGGCTTCGGGCCGAGCGTATAGCCCACGACGCGCGGGTATTTCTCCCCCGACACGTGGCGGACGCGGATCGCCGCGGTTTCCGCCAGGCCGCCCGCCCGCGCGATCTCGACTGCGGCGTCCGCGTCGTTGGGACACGGCTCGTCGGAGCGCTCGCGCCACCACGATTCGGCCTTGTGGCGCGCCCAGCCGGTGTGCTCGACGCAAATCCATTCCGAGAACCAGGTCTGGAACCCGACCTGGTACTCGACGCGCATCGTGCGGGGATGTTCGGGCGGCGCGTCCCTCTTGACGTGGACGGCGTAGCTGACACTCTCGACCTCGTAGTCGAGGATCGTGACCTCGCCGGACAGCACGCTCTCGGTCGAGGCCTTCGCCTCGTGCTTCTGGCGTTCGGGCGGCGGGAACTCGTAGCCACACTCCGGGCAGGTCGCGTAACCGGCCGCGACGACCACGTGGCATTCGGGGCATTCCTTCGCGGGCGCCTCACCGTTGCCCTTGGCGTCCGGTTCCTGGATACGAACCTGGTCGACCGGCCCGTGGCGGAGAATGTTGCCGGCGAAGTCGAGGATCAGGCAGTCCTGCTTATCGGGGTGCAG